GATGAAGCAGGGCGATATTACAAACTCCAAGAGGGTTGATGTGCTTGAGAAACGTATTGAGGCATTGGAAAATCTGGTAAAAGGGCTACAATTAGCCCCAAAGCCCAAAGTCGGGCGGCCTCCAAGGGTTACAAATGAGCCAAATCAGCTTGCAAGCTGCGATTCAAGCAGCGATTGACGACAGTATCGGATTTATTGAGAGCGAAACTGTTGACCAACGCAAAACAGCACTTCAATATTACTTGCGCCAGCCTCTAGGCAATGAGGTTGAGGGCAAGAGTCAGGTCGTAACGGGTGAAGTAGCAGAAGCCATTGATGGCGCTTTGCCTGCTTTGCTCCGCATCTTTACTGGCTCGGATCAGATTGTTGTCGCAAACCCTTCTGGCCCTGGCGATGAAGAAGGCGCTAACCAAGCAACTGATTACCTGAACTACATCTTTCTGCGAGACAACCCCGGCGTGTCGATCATGCGGGATTGGTTCTTTGACGCTTTGCTGCAAAAGAACGGCATTGTTAAAGCGTATTGGGAAGACAAGAAGGACGTCAGCAAAGAGGAATATGAAGGTCTGACAGACGACGAGCTGGCAATGATGATGCAAGACGACGAGATTGAAGTCGTTTCGCAGAATGTCCGTCAGATTCCTGCTGTTGACCCTGTGATGGCTGAAGTCATCATGGCCGCTGGTGGTGAGGTTCCAACTTACAACCTCAACGATGTAAAGATCAAGAAGACCAAGAACTTGGGTCGCGTTGTCATTGAGAACGTGCCGCCTGAAGAGTTCTTAATTTCCAAGAAGGGTGTTGCAATCCGTGGCTCGCGGGCATCTCCTTTTGTCGCACATCGTCGCCAGATCACAAGAAGCGACTTGATTGCAATGGGCTTTGACAAGAAGATTGTCAATTCTTTGCCAAGTGGTGATGCTCTTGCTTACACTCCAGAGCGTGTTGTCCGATACTCTCCCGGTGAGCAGCCTTACGACACACAGTCGGAAGAATTTACCTTGCAAGAGGTTGAAGTCTTTGAGTGCTATATCTTGCACGACGAGAACGATGATGGCATTGCAGAACTGCGCCAAGTGTTCTACGCTGGCAATGAGATTCTGAGCAACGAGGATTGTGATTACACGCCCTTCTACTCAATCTGCCCAATTCCAATTCCGCACAAGTTCTTTGGTAACTCGCTTGCTGATCGCACCATTGATCTGCAACTGATTAAGACCACAATCACACGGCAAATGTTGGATAACTTGTATCTGACAAACAACGCTCGAGTGACTGCTGTTGAAGGTCAAGTCAACATTGACGACTTGCTTACGTCTACTGCTGGTGGCGTTATTCGCACAAAGTCTCAAGGCGCTGTCCAGCAACTGAGTGTGCAGAACGTAGCAAGCCAGTCTTTCCCAATGCTGCAATACTTGGATTCTGTCCAGCAAAAGCGCACTGGTGTAACTGACGTTTCCCAAGGTCTAGATGCAAACATCCTGCAAAACGTAACGGCTGCCGCTGTTGCTTCCATGCAGCAAGCTGGCGCAGGCAAGATTGAGCTGATTGCTCGATTGTTTGCTGAAGGCGGCATCAAAGAGCTGTTTGAAGGCATCTTGCACTTGGTTAGCAAGTACCAGAACAAAGAACGTGTGATCCGTTTGCGTGGTGAGTACATCTCTGTAGACCCTCGCACATGGTCAAACAAATACGATCTGTCTATCAATGTAGGACTTGGCAATGGCAACCGTGACCAGCAAATGGCAATGCTTCAAATGGTGCTGGCTAAACAAGAGCAAATGCTGGCGCAGTTTGGCCCTGCAAATCCGCTTGTGTCTTTGGGTCAGTATCGCAACACTCTTGGTCGCTTTGTTGAAGCGTCAGGATTCAAAGACTCCGCAGAGTTCTTTAAGCCGATTACGCCTGAAATTGACCAGCAGTTGCAGAACCCAGCTCCGCAACAGCCTCAAGTACCTCCTGAAGTCCAGGCGATGATGGCTAAGACGCAAGCAGATATCCAAGCTCAGCAAGCCAAGTTCCAAGCTGATATGCAAATGCAACAGCAAAAGATGCAGGCTGACATGGAATTCCAGCGTCAAAAGGCTGCTCTTGAGATGCAACTTCAACGCGAAAAGGTTGAGGCTGAATTGCAAATGGAACGTGAAAAGATGATGATGCACTTCCAAATGAAGCAGCAAGAGTTTGAGGCAGAGGCCCAGCTTAAAGCGATGAAGATCGGTGCTGGTATTAGTGGCAATGTTGAAATTCCAGGATAAATCATGGCAACACTTCTTCAAAGTTATTTCCAAGCGAACCCTGATGTAGCTGCTGCGTATGCGGCTAATAGCTATGGGTTAACACCGGAGCAGTTTGCTCAAACACATTACATAAACTTTGGCGCTGCTGAAGGACGCGCAGCGCCTACTCAGGTTAATGCACAAGCTGAGCCCGCATCTTTAACTGTTGAGGACTTATACCGCCAATATGCAGGAAGAGAGCCTGATCCTGAAGGTTTGGCTTTTTGGAGAGCGGGCTTTGGAGATGTCATTGACCCAAGTGAAGTGGCTTCTTTTCGGAACTCTGTAGCTGCTGTTCGTGATCAAGTGGCAAGTCCCGCTGTTGCCGCGCCTGCAGCACAGCCTGGCAGCCTTGTAGATCAAATCTTAGCTTCTAGCAATACTTCTGCATGGACAGGTGAAGGCAAAGGATCTCCCCGTGCTAACGCTGAAGATATGGCTAGTATTTTGTCGGGTATTGGAATTACTGATTTGCGTGATTTTGGACAAATTACGCAAGAAGTTCCGTATCAAATTGGTGTAGATGACAATTACTCTCCTATCTATGGCACTCAAACTGTAACTACTTTTGGCAATACCAAGACAGGCCAAGCAGTACCTAACACATATGGGGAGCGTCAAACAGGTGATGCTTTTGGCGGTACTTACTCAGGTAAAGGCAACACAGGCTACCGTGTTCAGTTCACTCCTGAGGGTCAACCTGTTTTCTATACTTCCGAACAGTCAAGCTCTAGTTTAGGCGAGTTCATGCCTTTAATTCAGCTTGGATTAGCTGCAACAGGAGCAGGCGGCTTGCTGGGTAATGCTCTTAGCTCAGGATTGGGTTTAGGGTTAGGGCAGGCGGGTGCTTCTGCTTTAGGTGGAGCTACTATTGGCGGTTTAACATCTGCTGCCACAGGAGGCAATGTACTTCAAGGTGCTTTGTTAGGCGGTGCAGGTGGTTACTTGCAAGGCGCTAATGCTGCTGCTCCCGGTTTAGGCCCACAGACAGACGCAAGCTTCTTGGCTGCTGACGCTGCTCAACTGGCTGGACAAGGATTGTCTGAGTCCCAGATTGCTGCAACATTAGGTGCTTCAGGTTATGGCTCAAGTGCTGCTGCTAACTTGGCTGCTTCTATGGCTGTTAATGGCCTCGACACAGCAACAATGACAACACAGTTACAGAACCTTAGCTCTAACACAGGTTTGATGTCTCAGACAGGATCTAGTGCTGACTTCTTGGCTGCTGATGCTCTTCAGTTGCAAGGACAAGTAGGTAATAACTTCCCTGCTATTGAGCAGAACTTGATTGCTTCAGGTGTTGATCCTCTGATTGCTGCTGATGTCTCACAGCAGTTAGCCTTTAATCCCGGACTTACACAAGCTCAGTTGGCTACCAATTTGGCTAATAGCTTTGGTAATAACATCTATGATGTAAACATGGATACAACGTATCCAACCTCAGTCCTTCCGGGATCAGGTGGATTGTTAAATGATGTTGCTGGCGCAAGCACTGGAGCTATTACAACACCTGCTGTTGTTACAACTCCTTCCGCTGGTTCTACAATCACTCCTGGAAAAATTCTTGACGCAGTTAAATTAGGAACTGTGGTTGCTGGAATTGGTGGAGCCGCAACAGGCTCTGGGCAAACAGGATTTGACATTGTTCCCGTTCCAACAGACTGGCGATCACCAACATATGGTCAGACAAGTCAACCTGCATCTGCTTTGCCACCAATTGACTTTGGTTCTCGTGAGTTGCTGCGTGGCACTCAGTGGGAAAAATATTTGAATCCAACTCAACCTGCTGTTGTTCCTGCGCAACAAACCGGAATGAACTACAACCAACTGATGAACGCTTTGCAAGGCGGTCAAGGTGGTTCGCTCTCATTAAATGACATCATTTCAGGAATCCAAGGACAATATGGACAAACTCCTTCTGGCGCAGTGGGCTGACAATCTTTTGAAAGATGACTTTTTCATAAAAGTCATTGATGATTTGAAAAATCAGCAGATTAGTGCTATATTGAACACAAGTGAAACTGAAATTGATGAGCGCGAACACGCTTATCGAGTTGTCAAAACAGTTGATCTTATTGTTGGACACTTGCAAGGCATTGCTGCTGAAAAGCAAATCCAAGATAAGAGATTTAAGATTCTGTGAGGAAACTCACCCGTGCTGGCGGTTCCAGTATTTTTTGAGATAACACATGGAAAACACCAACCCTAGCGGGAGTGAAAGCCTAACAGTGAATCAGGCCGCCTCTGCGTTTCTTGGTTTGATGGGTGATGATTCGGGAGCCGATGAAGGCCAACCCGAAAACGACATTCAGACAGCCGAAGAATCTGTAGAAGAATCTGAAGACAATTCCGCTGAGTATTCGGAGGAAGAAGTCCAAGAGGAACAACCAAAGCCTCGTTATAAGGCCAAGGTAGACGGCCAGGAAGTTGAAGTTGAACTTGATGAGCTTATCAACGGATACCAACGAACTGCTGATTACACTAAGAAATCTCAAGCTCTTGCTGAACAACGTAAGGCTATTGAAGCTGAACGTGGTCATCTTGAGCAAGTTAAACAAGAGCGACAGGCATACGCCCAGAAGCTGCAAGCCCTCAACCAATTTTTGGGCCAGCAGAATCAGGGTGAGAACTTGGAAGCTCTGAAGGAAGTAGACCCAATCGGTTATGCCGTGAAGGTCGCAGAACGCAGTGAGCGTGATAAGCAACTTGCAGTTGTCCGAGCTGAACAGTACCGCATTGCCCAACAGCAACAAGCGGAACAGCAGCAAAGCCTGCAAAAGCATATTGCCTCAGAAGCTGAAAAGCTGAATGCTTCTATTCCTGAATTGGCTACACCTAAAGGCGATGAGGTTCGCAAGCAAATCCGCGAATATGCAAAGTCTCAAGGCTGGTCAGATCAAGAGCTTGGTTCCGTTTATGACCATCGCGCTGTTCTGACTCTGTATAAAGCAATGAAGTTTGAGCAACTGCAAAAGTCGAAACCTGAAATCCAGAAAAAGGTTCAACAGGCTCCGAGGATGCTCAAATCTGGAACTTCAGCGCCTAATACACAGTCGCAACAGGATAAACAAGTGATGCAACGGTTGCGTCAATCCGGCAAAGTCCGTGATGCTGCTGCTGCATTTGAACGATTCCTTTAAATTTTGGAGCTTTAAAAATGGCAACCTATCAGACCTATACCGCTATCGGTATGCGCGAAGACCTCTCCGATGTCATCTATGACATTTCCCCAACTGACACGCCATTCATGTCGTCTATCGGCAAGACTAAGGCAACTGCTACTTACCATGAGTGGCAGACTGACAGCTTGGCCGCTGCTGCCTTGGGTGGCGCTGTTGAAGGTGCTGATGCCTCTAGCATCACTGCATCGCCAACAACCCGTATCGGCAACCGTACACAGATTTTCACTAAGTCTGTTGCTGTCGCTGGCACTCTGGAAGCTGTGGACAAAGCTGGCCGTAAGTCTGAAAAGGCTTATCAGTTGGCTAAAGTTTCGGCTGAGCTGAAGCGCAACATCGAACTGACTCTGTTGTCCAACCAAGTGTCTGCTGCTGGTAACTCTAGCACTGCTCGCACTATGGGTGGCCTGCAAGCCTGGTTGTCTAGCAACTATGATGGCGGCACTTCTGGCGTGGCTGGTTCTGGCGGCACTACTGCCCGTACCGATGGCACAGATCGCACTTTCACTGAAGACATCCTGAAGGTTGTCATCAAAGAGGTGTATCAGTCTGGCGGCAATCCCAAAGTGTTGATGGTTAACCCCACTCACAAGCAGACCGTATCGGCTTTCGCTGGTATCGCTGCCCAGCGTTACATGGCTCCTTCCAACGAGCCAACAACCATCGTCGGCGCTGCTGATGTGTACATGAGCGATTTCGGCACAATCTCGGTTGTTCCCAACCGCTTCATGAACAGCACCAACGCTTGCGACGAGACAGCCTTCATTGTCGATCCTGACATGGCTGCTGTGGCTTATCTGCGTCCCTTCCAAACCATTGAATTGGCTAAGACTGGCGACAGCGAGAAGACACAATTGCTGGCTGAATTGACTCTGGAAGTCAAGAACGAAGCTGCGCATGGCATCGTGGCAGACCTCAGCTAATCTAACGTAAGTTAGCCAAAGCCTCCCTTGGGTAACCTTGGGGGGCTTTTTTCTTTATTGCATTAAAGATACAATGTCAATTATGGAAAACCCTACATTTCGCAAATCTGTTGCTCACGCTGATGGTGAAGGCGGTCTTGTCATTCAAACTGCCCAAGATGTAACCGCACTTGTTGAAAGAAACAAGCAAGAATTCAACAGCTATGACGAACGGGCCAAGTGGTCTGATGAGCTGTATGGAAACAAGGTTGCATCCATCCCTTTGACAGCTATTGATGAGCTGAACCATCAAGGCATCATGAGGGGTTTCCATGTGCTTGATGATGCTCGTTTTGCTATGTGGCTAAACAACCCAGACAACCGAGCATGGCGAACTAGACCTGGAGTAATCTAATGTCCTTTGATACATACGCTAATCTTCAAACGTCAATTGCCAGTTATTTGGCTAGGTCTGACTTGACGACACAGATTCCTGATTTCATCAAGTTTGCTGAAACACGTTTGCGCCGGGAACTGCGTATTCGTCAAATGATTTCGCTGGCAACGATCACTGCAACTGCTGGCAATGCTGCTGTCTCAATACCTTCTGACTTTCTTGAAGCTCGAGACTTCATTGTTGATGGCAATCCTGTGCAGCCATTGAACTACGTTAGCCCTGCTTTGTATTCTCGCAATACACGCAATGCTCAGTCTGGCAAGCCTCTGGATTACACAGTGTTGGCAAGTACATTCAAGTTGGCCCCTGCGCCAGATACTGCCTACACAATGACTTTGACGTACTACGCTGCGCCTCCTTATCTGAGCGACAGCAATACATCAAATCTGTTTTTGACTGTGTGCCCTGATTTGCTTTTGTATGCCGCACTGGTAGAAGCAGAGCCGTTCTTGATGAACGATGTCAGGATTAACACATGGGGTTCCATGTTTGATCGCAGCCTTGCCTCGCTTATCAAGTCTGATGAAGAAGGCCAATATTCTGGTGTTCCTTTAGCCATGAGGGTTTCTCAGGGATGACAGTACAACGAATCACGTTCGGTGAGTGGATGCCAGATCAACCTGGTATCAGTGGTGCTTTAACTGAAGCAAAGAACGTGGTTTCTTCTGCTATTGGTTATGGAGCAATTCCTTCTGCTGTGGCCTTTTCTGGCTCTGCTGCTGAAGACTTGCTTGCTATCTATGCGGCCAAGAATCCAGACAGCACGACAGCTTTGTTTGCTGCTGGATACACCAAGGTATATACCTGTGATGGTGTTGGTGCTTTGTCTCAAGTTAACACAGGATTGACTGGCAGCGAAAGACCTCGCTTCACTCAGTTTGGCAAACGGGTAATCTTTACAAACAACTCTGAACGATTGCAGTCTTGGACATTGGGTAGCTCTACGGCATTTGCCAATCTGTCCTCTGATGCTCCAGTTGCTAAGTTTGTCACTGTGGTTCGTGATTTCGTTGTTGCTGCAAACACTTATGAATCAAGCGCACAAGAGCAGTATCGAGTCCGCTGGAGTGACTTGAACAACGAGACAAACTGGACAACATCCTCAACCAGTCAAGCAGACTATCAAGACATTCCTGATGGCGGCCAAATTGTCGGCATCCGTGGTGGTGAGTTTGGCTTGATCTTTCTGGAACGTGCTATCCATCGTATGAGTTACGTTGGAACGCCATTCATCTTCCAGTTTGACAACATCTCGCGCAACAAAGGATGTATGGTTGCTGGCTCAATTGCTCAGTACCAAGGGATCACATTCTTCCTGTCTGATGACGGGTTTTATATGTGTGACGGACAGCAAGTTGTCCCAATTGGCGCAGAAAAAGTTGACAAGTTCTTTTTGAATGATGCTTCTGAGTCTGACTACAACTCAGTGTCTTCTGCTGTTGACCCAATCCGCAAACTTGTGCTGTGGAATTATGTTTCCACTAGCGGAGATCGTAAACTGTTGATATACAACTTCTCAACAAAGAAGTGGACGTATGGCGATGCTGGTACAGACTACATTGCTGAAGCATCAAGCGCAAACGTAACGCTTGAAGACTTGGACAGCATTTCTTCATCAATTGATGCTTTGACAACCACTCTTGATTCTCGGTTGTATGTTGGTGGCAAGTATTTCCTCGGCGGTACGCTTGGCCGACAAATCATGACTTACACAGGCACAAACTTAACTGGAGACATCCAGACTGGTGACATTGACGTTGGTGCTAACTCTGTTGTCACGTTGGCTAGGCCACAAGTTGATGGTGGTTCGGCAAATGTCTCTGTGGCCTCTAGGACGCTTTTGAGCCAAGATGTCACGTTTGGCACTGCTGTAACTGCTGACTCTGAAAACCGCTGCTCACTGCGCTCTGCTGGCCGCTATCACCGTATGCGTGTGCAGCCAACTGGCGACAATTGGGTTAGTGCTGTTGCTGTTGATGTTGACGTTGTTGCCCAGGGTGTGCGATGACAGTCCAATTCCGCACACTTCCTGTTTTTGGTTCTGACCAACGTGCAGTCGCTGAGATTGTTAACGGGATAATGAATGGCAAAACAAACAACACAGGGAAGGTGACGCTTGCGACTGGCAATGCCACAACAACAACAATCTACGACAAGCGGATTAGCGTTGATTCAAAGATCATCCTGATACCTTTCTCTGATGCTGCTGAAGCTGATGCCGCCCCATATGGCGCTTTTAGCAACAACACAGACCAGACTGCACCAAGCGCAGGGACTTCTGCTGTTGTTGTTTTTGACACGACAGAGGAAAGTAACGGCGTTTACTTGTCAGACACAACGCGCATAAACGTAAGAAATGCTGGCCTGTATAACTTCCAGTATTCCTTGCAATTGCAGAACAGCACCAATGACGGTCAATATGCCGATATATGGTTTAGGGTAAACGGAACTGATGTAACTCGATCTGGAAGCCGTTTTGGTCTGCCAGCAAGAAAAAGCACAGGCGATCCAAGCCATTTGATTGGATCAATGAACATCTTTCTTGACCTAAATGCTGGAGACTACGTTGAGATCGCTGGCGCTGTGTCAAACACTGGAGTGACGCTTGAGCACTTCCCTGCTGATACTGGAATTCCAAGACCGTCAATCCCTGCTGTCATTGCGACTGCACAATTTATCGCGCCATATGCGTACTCAAACGTATATGTTTCATCTCAAACCAACGGTGAAGCTACGGTTTCACATTTCGCAAACAGCACTGCTGGTAAAACATATGCCTATGTTGTTATCGGCTAATCTGTATATAATGGGTTCCGTGGATCAACCGCTGTGGAATCCGACTTCTAGGAGTTAAACATGGCAACGACCACCACACAAATCGATCCAACAATCCAGCCGTTTTTGCAGTACGGCTTGCAGCAAGCCCAGCAGCAGTATCAAGCTGGCGGCCCTCAATACTATGGCGGCCAAACATTTGTAAGCCCAACGCAAGCAACTCAGACAGGCTTGCAGGCACTTGAGGCGAGAGCTACTGCTGGCAGTCCTTTGACCCAAGCAGCTCAATCGCAACTGCAAGGCACAATCCAAGGCAATTATCTTGGTGGAAATCCATTCTTCCAAGGTGCTTTTGCCCCTGCTGCCCAGGCTGCAACACAACAATTCCAATCAACACTTGGCGACATCAGCTCAAAATCTAGTTTGGCTGGTCGCTATGGCTCTGGCGCAATGGGCAACCTGCAAGACCGTGCTGCTGGCACTTTCGGTCAAACACTGGCAAATACTGCTGGTCAACTGGCTTACCAGAACTATGATGCTGAACGCGCTCGTCAGCAAGCTGCAACGATGGCTGCGCCTGCAATGGCTCAATCTGACTATCAAGACATTCAGAATATGCTGCAAGCTGGTCAATTGCGTGAAGGCTACTTGGGCCAGCAGTTGCAAGGCGACATGAATCGCTTCAACTTCTTGCAGAACCAGCCTCAACAAAACCTTGCCACTTACCTGAGTGCTGTTTATGGCAACCCTCTGACAAGACAACAGCAAACCTCAACAAGTGGCCCAAGCACTTTGCAAAACTTGCTTGGAACTGCTGCAACACTTGGTGGCATTGAGAAAAACACAGGCTGGCTGTCTAGCGGCTGGAATAACCTGTTTGGAGGTCAATAATGGCTGGACTGCTTGATATTTTTGGTACGGGTGGCTCGCAGTCAATGGGGCTGCTTGGTATGTCTCCTGAAGACATCAAACGCGCTCGAGATGACGCACAGGCTCAAGCCTTGTATTCATTGGCAGGCCGATTGTTCCAAGGTGGCAACACTGGTCAATCCATTGCTCAAGGTCTTCAAATGGGCCAGCAAGCCTACAAAGAAGCACTGCAAGGTCAAATGCAAGACAAACTGCAAACAGCTCAATTGCAAGACGCTTTGCTTAAACGGCAAGAAGCACAAGCTGCAAAACTGCGACAAGCTCAGGTGCAACAACTGCTTGGTCAAGCTGTTCGCCCAGGCATGGCTGGTCAACCCGCACAAATGGTTGAAGAAGATGGCCGCTACATGGGTGAAACTCCTGCTGTTGCTGCTCGTCCTTCCAGCTTTGACATTCAATCAATTGCACCTCAGTTGATGGCGACTCCAGAAGGCCGTGCTGAGCTGTCTAACTTGATGAGCATCCAGAAGTCAATGGCTGGCGACACTTTCTCGCTTGCTGAGGGCGCTTCTCAATTCCAACGAAATCCATTTACTGGTCAAATTAGCCAAGTCGCTCAAGGCCTGCCAAAAGCAGAAGCAATGCCAAACTCGTTGCGAGAATTTCAAGCAGCGCAGCAAGACCCTCGATATGCTCAATTTTTGACTCAACAAAAAACTGCTGGCGCTCCTAAGATTGCTGTTGATCTTAAAGACCCGACTGCTGTCGCAAAAGCACAATCTGAAGTTGTAAAAGATTGGCGAGGTGTTGTTAAAGACACCGGCGCAATGGAGGTTGCAGATCGCTTCCAAGCTGCCAAAACTGCTGTTGCTCAAGGCAATGCAGGTAACAAAGCTGCTGATGGCGCATTGATTTATGCAATCGGCAAGATTTACGATCCATCAGGCGCTGTGCAAGAGGGTGACAAGGCTACGATTCTTGGCAATCGTTCTATTCCAGATTCGATTAAGGCATATGCTCAAAAGGCGTTTTCTGGTCAAGACCTTCTGCCATCAGAGCGCAATGGCTTGTTGTCTGTTGCTGGAAAGATTGTTGAATCAAAAGCCAAAAACCTTGAGGCTCAAAAAGCTCCTTACACTAGCATTTCCAAACAACTTGGTGGTGGCGGTGAATTGTTGCTGAACCCTCTTTCAAGTGTTTTGTCTGCTGATAACAATGGCGGCGACTTGGCATCTCAAGCTGCTGCTGAGTTGGCTCGACGCAAAAAGGGGCAATGATGGACTTGTCTAAACTTTCAGATAAAGACTTAGAGGCTCTATCAAAGAATGATTTGGCATCTATGTCTGATGCTGGTCTGCGTTTGATTGCAAATGAGCCAGAGCCTGTTGTTCAGGCAAAGAAGACAAAGCAACAAATTATTGATGAGGGCATGACCCCTCCACAAATGCCAACAATGGGCATGGGTAACGCTGGCGACTTGTTGCGCCAACTCGGTTTGACTGCTCGAGCTGGCATTACCGGGATTGCTTCAATTCCAACATTGCTTGCTGAGCCATTGGCGGCCATTACAGGTCAACCAAGCCAATCTGGTCAACTCCAGAAGCTGTTGACACAAATTGGTTTGCCAGAGCCAAGAACATCACAAGAGCGTGTTGTGCAAGACATCACCAGTGCTGGCGCTGGTATTGCTGCTCCAGCATCTCTTGCGCGGTTTATGCCTGCTGCTGCTCAGAAGTTTTTTGCAGAGAACCTTGGCACACAGGCTGCTGCTGGCACTGCTGGAGCTTTGGCTTCAGGTTCTGCCCGTGAGTCTGATATTGGCCCAATGGGTCAAATGGTTGCAGGCACTCTTGGCGCTATGGGTGGCGGCGCACCTACTGCTCTTGCCCCTGCTGCTGCTCGTGGAATGCGTGAGATTGTTCGCCCGTTCACTCAAGAAGGCCGTGAGGTTGTTACTGGTAATGTGCTTAGAGCGTTGGCAACTGATCCAGCAAAAGCAATTCAAGCTGGCACAGAATATCGCGCACCAATCACTGGTTACTCTCCAACAACAGCACAAGCAACACGTGACATTGGTTTGATTTCTGCTGAAACAGCCATTCGTGGCATGGACGTTGGCAAGGCAAAGTTTGGTGTTCAAGGTCTTGAGGCTAACAAGGCACGGATGGCGATTCTTGATCGCTTGGCAAAAGACGAAGAAACACTTGCTCTTGCAAAGCTCAAGCGTGACGATGTAACTGGCCCATTGCGTGAAGATGCGTTTGCAAAAGTTACTGTTGACCCAGAGACATTCCAAAGCGGCGTGACTTTGACTGTCAACAAGACAATCGACGACATCCTTGCATCTCCTGCTGGTAAGCGTAGCACTGTTCAATCCGTGATGCTTGACGCAAAAGACGACATTGCTCGAGCAACAACACCTCAAGAGCTGTATGAAATCCGAAAGGATTTGCGAGCTGCTGCCCAAGGTCTGTTGGATAAGTCTGGCAGAAATGGCCCAAATGCAGGCGCATACAAAGTATCAAAAAATGAGCTTGAACAAGTCATTCGTTCTGTTGATGATGCTATTGACTCAGCAGCGCCAGGGTACAAGGATTACCTGCGTAAATACTCTCAGTCCAGCAAAGGCATTGAGCGTTTGGAGGCGGCGCAGCAGTTCAAGAGCAAAGTGCTGTCTACAACGCCAGACCCTTCAAGCGGCGACTATTTGATTTCGCAGCCTTCATTTGTTAGGGCAATTCGTGCTGCTGACAAGGATACAAAGCTGTCTAATACTCAGTTGGCTGTTTTGAAGCGTGTTGCAAGTGACCTTGATTCTGGTGTTTTGGCCCGTGGCGTAAAAGTTCCAGGCTCAGATACATTTAAGAACATGAGTACCGCAAACGTGATTGGCGGTATTGTTGGCAAGCAACTTTATGGAGATATGCCTCCCGCATTCTCTAAAATGATGGCTCCAATGAATTGGCTTTATAACGGCACTGATGATGCAATCCGAGAATTGATTGTTGACTCAATGCTTGATCCAAGATTGGCAGCTAGATTGATGCAAAAAGCCTCTGTGGTTTCTATTGAGCCTATCAGTAAAGAACTTCAGAAAAAGGCCGTGGCGCTTGGATATGGCGCAACATTCGGACTAACGGAGTAAACAATGGCAAAGACGAAAATCTCAGAATACAGCAGCACTGCTGGTAGCAATACTGACATCAACAACATCAACCTAGCGGAGGGCATGGCTCCATCGCTGGTTAACAACGCCATCCGTCAATTGATGGCCCAGCTCAAAGACTTCCAAGCTGGTACGGCTGGTGACTCTTTGACTGTTGGCGGCAACCTCTCTGTAGCTGGTACGTCTACGCTGACTGGTGCAATCACTGCAACGGCTGGTATGACTGGCCCTTTAACAACCTCCTCGGCTGCTATCTCTGGCGGCACGATCAACGGAACGGTTATCGGTGGTGTTACGCCTCAAGTGATTACAGGCACAACCGTTACTGCTAACACAGGCTTTGTTGGCGCTCTTACAGGCAACGTAACTGGCAACGTCACAGGCAACACTGCTGGTGTTCACACTGGTGCTGTTACAGGTAACGTAACTGGCAACGTCACTGGAAACGTCACTGCATCCTCTGGAACATCCACCTTCAACAATGTGACCATCAACGGCACATTGGATATGGACTCTGGAACGACAGGAACCATCACAGGCTTGGCTACCCCTACAAACCCAACAGACGCTGCCACAAAGGGCTATGTTGACGCTGTAGACGCTGCAAAGCTGAATCTGTCTGGCGGCACGATGTCTGGCAACATCGCAATGGGTTCAAACAAGATCACAGGTCTTGGAACTCCTACTTCTGACGCTGACGCTGTAACAAAGTCATATGTTGACGCAATTGCTCAAGGTATTGACGCAAAAGCCTCATGCCGTGTTGCTACTACTGCAAACATTACTTTGTCTGGCACTCAGACAATTGACGGTGTTTCAGTAATCGCCAATGATCGAGTCTTGGTTAAAGACCAAACAACAACATCCGCAAACGGCATTTACTTGGTTGCAGCAGGCTCTTGGAGTCGCACAACAGACGCTGATGCTTGGACAGAGCTGGTTTCTGCTTATACCTTTGTTGAGTCTGGCACTTCAAACGCTGGTAACGGCTTCTTGTGTACTGTTGCTGCTGGTGGCACATTGGGCACAACGGCTGTTACCTGGACGCAGTTCTCTGGTGCTGGTCAGATTACTGCTGGCGCTGGTCTTACAAAGACAGGCAACCAACTTGACGTTGGTACTGCTTCTTCTTCTCGTATCGTTGTTAACGCTGACAACATTGATTTGGCAACAACTGGTGTGACAGCCAGCACATACAAATCAGTCACTGTTGACGCATATGGTCGAATCACTGCTGGCACAAACCCAACAACAATCTCTGGTTTCGGCATCACTGACGCTTATACCAAAACTGAGATAGACACAACGACAAGTGGCTTGCTGGCAAAGTCTGGCGGCACAATGACTGGCAACATTGTGATGGGGTCTAACAAGGTCACATCAACTGCCACTCCTACGACTGACGACGACCTGACTCGCAAGGCTTACGTTGATTCGATTCTCGGATCAGCAACAAGCGCAGCAACCAGTGCAGCCGCAGCAGCAACAAGCGCCACAAATGCCGCTACAAGCGCCACAAACGCCTCTACAAGTGCAGGACAAGCCGCAACCAGTGCAACGGCTGCTGAGGCTGCTTATGACTCGTTTGACGACCGTTATCTTGGCGCTAAGACATCCGCGCCTTCAGTTGATAACGATGGCAATGCGTTGCTTACTGGAGCTATCTACTGGAACTCCACAAGCAACACAATGTGGGTTTGGAATGGTTCTGCTTGGACTCAAGCAACATTGACTGCTGGTAGCTTTGCTACTTTGTCAGGCACTGAGACTCTGACTAACAAGACCATTGCTTTCGGTAGCAACACCTTGACGGACGTTGCTAGCACCAACACAGCTCAGACTCTCACAGGCACTAAGACTTTCAGCGGCACATCGTCAGCAACAGCCATTGTCCTAAACGATGCCGCCGAAGTTGCCACAGTCTCTGCTACAGCAGCTACTGGCACGATTGCTTACGACATCACCACTCAGTCTGTCCTGTACTACACCAGCAACGCATCAGCGAACTGGACGGTGAACTTCCGAGGCTCCAGCGGTACATCGCTCAACACGTTGATGTCCACAGGCCAGTCAATGACCGTGGCTTTCTTGGTCACTCAAGGCTCAACCGCTTACTACAACAACGTGGTTCAAGTTGATGGCACAACATCTGGCGTGACTATGCGTTGGCTTGGTGGCGCTCCTACTGCTGGGAACGCAAGTGGTATCGACAGTTATAGGTACTTAATTATTAAAACGGGAAGTGCCACATTTACAGTGTTGGCTTCTGTTACGCAGTTTAAAGCATGACAAACTCCTACGTTTACACGTTGGTTGATCCTCGCAACAACTTGCCTTTTTATGTTGGCAAGGGAAGCGGACGCAGGTGTTTCTTTCATTCATGGGAAGCACGTAACAGCGACAAACAAACACCCAAGCTTAACAAGATCAGAAAAATCGAACGGCTTGGTTTGTCTGTGCGTGTATGCAAGGTTGAGCAAAACGTCACTGATGAAATGGCAAAAGACTTGGAATGCTTGTTGATTGCTGAAGCAAGAGACATTGGCATTGAGTTGACAAACCTTACTGATGGCGGCGATGGCGCACTTGGTTTAAAGCGTACACCAGAGCAGATTGCTAAGAGCCGACATGACTGGACTGATGAGCAAAAGCAAAAGATTAGCGAGTCACTCAAGGGTGAACGTAATCCTAACTACGGTAAGCCATGTGATGAGGCCAGAAGGCAAGCAATCATCAAAGGCACAACTGGTGTGAAGAAAAGCACGACAGAAAAAATGAAGAAGCTAAAGCGCAAAGAACAATGCCCACACTGCGGAATTATGGCAAGTGGTGGCAACTTGGCGAAGTGGCATATGGACAACTGCAAAAGCAAGGAATAATAATGCCTTTACAACAAACCAGCGGGGCGGCTTCCTACGATGCGTTCGGGGGCGGCGTTCCAGTTGCTGCTAAATATATTGAAGATTTTTTCCAGACTTGGCTAAGAACTGGAACAGGCGCGTCTGCTACCGTAACCACTGGGCTGAATGGCGCTATCAACGAAGCAATGGTCTGGACTAAATCACGGTCAGCAGCTACAGACCACAAGCTAACAGACAATGTGCGAGGGGCCACTAAAGCCCTCAGCAGCAACACAACAGACGCAGAAGTTACGGACAGTCAAGGCTTGACTGCTTTTAGCTCTACGGGCTACACCATTGGCACGAACACCGATTACAACAACAGTGGCGCAACTTACGTTGATTGGCAGTGGGTAGCAACGCCAAAGTTCTTTGACGTGGTGACGTGGACGGGTGATGGAACATATGGTAGACAAATCACTCACGGTCTTGGCTCAGTACCGGGGTGCATTATTGTTAAACGTACGGACAGCACTTCAAATTGGGGCGTTTATCACCAAAGCCTGGGCAGCTCTGTCGCTTTGCAGTTAAATACTACGGCAGCTTCCGCTGCGTTTGGTTATTTCTCAGCAGACCCAACGGCATCTGGGTTTTTTGTCACGAACACAATGAATGCCAACGGTGGTACCTACGTAGCCTACCTCTTCGCCCACAACGCAGGAGGATTTGGCCTGACGGGTACGGACAATGTGATTTCGTGTGGGTCGTTTACGACTGATGGCAGTGGTAAAGCGACGGTTAACCTTGGATATGAACCGCAATGGGTGTTGTTCAAAAATGCAAACTCGGCTGAGAGTTGGACTATTTTGGACACGATGCGGGGGTTTAATTCAAATCAATCTAATTTGCTGTGGCCTGATCTTTCAGATGCAGAGGTCAATGCTGGAGCAAACGTTGCAACCCCAACGGCAACGGGCTTCCAGTCACTTGGCGGTCAGTTTGGCTCTGGTTCTACAGTCATCTACATCGCCATCCGCCGTGGCCCGATGAAAGTGCCTACGGATGGGACGAAGGTGTTTTCGCCTGTTATTGGGAATAATGTAAGTACCGTTGGGAACTCTGCGTTTACCACAAACTTTGTTGTTGATTCAATTTTGCGGGATCAACGAAGTTCAGGAGCAAATGCGTGGATGAATCGTCTTACAGGTGCTACTTATTTGAGGACATCAACAACAAACGCAGAAGGCGCAGATACAAATATATTGTTTGACGCAATGAATGGCGTTAATTCCAACGTTGTATATAACTGGTCTGGAAATGTGGGATGGAACTTCCAACGTGCCCCCGGCTTCTTTGATGTGGTTTGCTATACGGGGACGGGGAGCAACCAAACACTAAGCCATAATTTGACAGTAGCTCCAACGCTGATGATTATTAAGCGTAGAGATACTACAGGCGATTGGTGGGTTATTGATGTAACTGGTTCGCAACAACTTAACCTTAACCAAAACTATGCGGCTTCCACCCTTACATCGGCTTTAGTCCCGTCTGCGCCAACAACTACAACATTTTCTGTTGGTACATACTCTCAAGTAAACGGTAGCGGAAACACTTTTGTCGCCTACCTCTTTGCAACCTGTCCCGGTGTTTCCAAAGTCGGATCGTACACAGGCAACGGCACAACTCAAGCCATTGCTTGCGGCTTCACAGGCGGGGCTAGGTTTGTATTGATTAAGCGCACTGATGACACTGGTGATTGGTACGTCTACGACACAGCCCGTGGCATGACGGTACTGACAGACCCATATCTGCTTTTGAACAGCACTGCTGCTGAAACGGCTACGCTTGGTTCTGTAATCACATCAACAGGCGGCTTCACGGTTAACGCAGCAATCTTGGCAGCAGTTAACACAAGTGGTGCAAACTACATCTTCTTGGCAATCGCCTAAAGGACTTATATGCAAATTAGAACTAATGACGGTCAAGTAATGTACGAGGCTGAGTTCCGTACACACATCAAAGCCAACGGTGGCCCATCATGGGATGCAACAACCCCTGAAGTCCTAGAGGCTTTGGGTGCTGATGTAGTCTTTGAAGGCCCACAAGCTACTGGAGGCACGGTGTACCAGTACAGCCAGCGCGATGGCGTTGAGCAGATTGAAGGCAAGTGGTACACCAAGTACATCCTTGGCCCTGTCTTTACAGACGGTGAAACAACTGCTGCTGAACAGGAGGCTGCTTACAAAGCCATGAAGGATGCGGAGCAGGCTAAGTCTGTACGCACTACCCGTGGCGAGAAGCTGAAGGAATGCGATTGGACACAAGTGGCTGATGCTCCTGTGGATCAAGCTGCATGGGCTACTTACCGTCAAGCATTGCGTGATGTAACTGCTCAGACAGGCTTTCCTTGGACTGTTGAGTGGCCTACGCAGCCGGAGTAAACGATGAGCGAACAGATTGATGCAACGGAGGCCAGATTGACCACCCACGAAGCCGTCTGCGCGCAGCGCTACGAAAAGATTAACCACTCTTTGGACATTGGCGAAAAGCGTATGACAAAGATTGAGTATCTGCTTTACGCAGTGATTGCTACTGTCTTGCTTGGCCCAGGTGTTGCTGCCGAGTTTGTCAAAAAGCTGTTTGGGATCTGACCATGAGAGATTTTGCCGAGGCTCTTGTCGCGGCAGTCCTCATTGTCGGCATTGTCATTTGGACGGTCAAAGTTGTCGTTGAGGTGTTGAAGTAATGGACCCGCTAACCGCACTTGCCGCTGTTTCTGCTGCTGTCAACCTTGTCAAAAAGGCGGTCAAGACTGTTGATGATGTCCGCAGTCTTGGCCCTGTTTTGGGTAAATACTTTGATGCCAAGGCTGATGCGGTCAAAGTCTTAGAAGACTCCAAAAAGGATGGCTTTAGCGGTTCCAACATGGGCAAGGCTGTGGAGCTTGAATTGGCCATTCACAGCGCCAAAGAATTTGAGGAACAGGTCAAGCAATTGTTTTTCCCCAACAACATGGATGTGTGGGAAAAGATCGTGAGCCGCCGCGCCCAAATGGATGCTGACGACAAAGCACAAAAGCGCAGGGCTGCTGACGCTGCAATTCAGTTGCGAAAGAAGCGTAAAGAAGATTTAGAACTGTGGACAGCCATCATCCTGGCGGCTGTTGTTCTAATCACGCTGCTGTGGATCGGTGTTGAGATCATCTACTATTGCAGGGAATACAAATGTGGAAGCTGATAGTCCCTTTGATCTTGCTGGTTGGATGTGACGAGCAGTATCGCTATTACTGCCAGAACCCTGACAACTTTTATGCTGAGCGCTGCCAGAAGCCTCGTTGCCAGTTTACGCAAACGTGCCCTGAATATTTGGTAGCACCAATCCTGGAGAAGCAAATTGAGCAAACAAAACCAGCCTCAGAGCCAACACCAGTCCGCTGAAGATGCGGTAATGTTGCTGGAAGTCCGTATTTGGGCTTTTGTGGTGGTAGCTGTGACCATCATCTTGTTTGGCATTGTGGTGGCTTTGCTGTATTCGGTGACGTTTGTTACCCAGCCAATTAAATCAATGGCTCCAATCGATCAGGCATATACCAAGATGCTGAACGACATTGTTCTTTTGATTGTTGGCGGCATTGGTGGCGTTATTGGTAAACGTGCAATGTCAACTGCTGCAAAGGCTTTTACGCCTCCACAGCAGCCGATGTGCCAGCCGATGATGGGTAGCTACAACCAGAGCAGTTATGCGCCTCCACAGTCCGCGTATGGCCTTCCAAGCCAGCCTTTTGGAGCTATGCCTGTTTGGAAGAATCCAGAGCTGGATGAAAGCTGGACTCCTGGCCCTCCACCTACTACGCCTCCAGAGCATCTTGAAGACGACGAGGATCGCGCAGAAATTGCAGCAGCTCGTAAGGAACAAGAATGAACCCGCTTGCTTTGTATCCTGCAATTGCGCTTGCTGCGCTTTTGACAATTGGCGGGTTTTACAAATACGGCTACAGCAATGGCTGGGACAAGCGAGACTCAGAGATGCAAGTTGAGATTGCTCGTAAGAACGAAGAAGCTAGAGCCAAAGAGCAAAGTATGGCAAAGGCTATGGCTGACAAAGAAGTGGAACTAAGAAAGGCTAATGATGTCATCAGTAAAAAGCAAACTGACCTTACCGCTGCTATTCGTTCTGGCAGGGTGCGCCTCCCCTCCTCCAGTTGTCCACAAGCCAGCCCAAGTCCCGCCGTTGCCGTTGGAGATAGCAACCAAGCGAGAAGCGAACCTAACCGACAGGTTGACGAGGCTACTGATTCCGAACGAGCAACCCTCCAAGCCATCGCAGAAATAGTTGCACAAGGCGACAAGAACACAGCGCAGCTCAATGCATGCATTGACGCTTATGACCAAATGAGGAGCATCGTTAATGGTAACCCCTGACCAACTGCAAAGACTGCACATTGGCCCGCAATGGGCTGATGCTTTGAACGCTACATTTGAGCGATTCAATATCCTGACACCGCGCCAGCAAGCTGCTTTTATTGGTCAATGTGGACATGAGAGTGGTAACTTCCGAGCTTTGGAAGAAAACCTCAATTACCGCGCTGCTACGCTGTTGAAACTATTTCCCAGCACTCAACGCAGGGCTTGGGGATTTACCCAAGAAGAAGCTGCCGCCTATGAACGACAACCAAAGAAAATTGCAAACCGTATTTATGGAAACCGCATGGGCAATCGGGACGAGGCTTCTGGCGATGGTTATCGCTTCCGTGGTCGTGGTTGCATTCAGTTGACTGGATCAGCTAACTACTACCATGCAGGCCAAGCTCTTGGCTTTGACTTCATCATGGAACCTGATGTTGTCTCAACACCTCAATACGCTGCTTTGACTGCTGGATGGTTTTGGGATACCCAGAAGCTCAACGCAATTGCTGAGTCTGGGAATCACTTAGCTCTGACAAAAAAAATCAATGGTGGAACGATTGGCTTGGATGACCGAATCAAACACACCAATGAGGCTTTGAACGTGCTTATGGGCTAGATTTGTAATCCAACTCAAGAAGCAACTCTAGGTAGTGAATTGCTTTTTTGATGTCAGCAGCGCCGTTCTGATGCTTTGCTAAATATTCGATCAGCTTTGCAAGTCTAGTTTGATTGTCATTCACATGACCAAGCGATGCATTGCAGTTAAAGCAAAGAACGCCTCTAACTTTGTCGGTCTTGTGGCAATGATCTATGTGTCGATCTCTAGGGTCGCTAAATTCTTTTTCACAAACAAAGCAATTTGTTTCGCTGGCTAGTTTTTCGGCCACATCTTTTGTGACTTTGTAAATTGTCGCAATCCTAG